CCTTTCAAGGTCAAGACACTTATCTCCAATAGGTGCGATTAGAGGAATAAGTATTAGAAACACTCACGCATCACAAATATTATATGTAGCGTTTGATACTGTTGCAGAAGCAAGTACAGCCGCTATTAAATTAACTGGTAACGATACTACAGAACATAACTTCTTCGTTAGTACACACCCACTAGACTTCAGAAAGAACATTTCTGTAATAGCTAGTGGTGCTAGTACAACTTATGAAGGTGTAATCTGGGGAGTTGCCGCCCCTGTAGGATAGGAGAAACAATGGTTACTATGGCTAGTAATACAGAATATAAAAGCTGGCTTTCGTCTGAGGACGATACTATTGTATCTCTTGAAAAAGCTCAGTCTGGTAGAACCACGCTTGAAGACATCGCCGATGGTTTAGATGAATATAAAAGACTACACATCGCGGGTCTTGCATCTCCAGCTGAACTAGTAACTTTACATAGAGCTTTTCCTGATAATGTAGAATACGAAGAAGCCTGTGAAGCTATTAAAAACGATGAGGGTGAATTTTCATTTATGGTTGTTGGAGGTCCCGCATCAGTAGAAGTTGTTGATAGAGAAGGACATCTTATTACAACAGACGCTCTTAAAAAAGCATTTAAGAAATACATGAAGAACTTTAGAGGCAGGAACGTAATGGTTATGCACTCTGATGTTCAAGTAGGACACGCACTACCTGTGTACATTAGTAAAGCAGGGAACGTATTTAAGAGTGGTGTTGATGATAAAGGTCTTTTCTTCATAGCAGAAATGAGAGATGACACTAAAATATCTAACAGAGTAAGAGAGCAAATTGAAAAGGGTGGTATGAAGTCTTACTCTATTGCAGGAAGTGCTACTAAGAGTAAAGATATAAAGAAATCTGATGGTAGTTCCATACTACAAGTAGATGATATGGAGCTAGCAGAAGTAACTATATGTGAAAAGGGAGTAAATCAGAACGCTCATTTTGAATTACTTAAAGGTGATAAAGCGGAAGGGTCATGTGTGGACGGCAGTTGTTTAACTAAGTCTCACGACCCAGCTCCCGAACCAGAAATAATCGCTATCTCTAAATCAGATATGCCATCATTTAAAGACATGTTTACAAGTTGGATTACTAAAGAAAAAGACTCTGACAAATCTACAGCAATAGCTATTGCAACTGCACAAGCTAAAAAAGAAGGCTACAAGAAATTTACTGATGGTAGTCCGGGTGATAATCGAAGAGATAAAATAGCAAAAGAAATTAAAAGAAGTCTAAAGAAAGCACAAGAGGTTGAGGGAAGAAGGAAGAATCCCCCACCTGCAATTACTAAACAATTATTTTTAGATAAACTAAAGGAGATAGTATAATATAGTATGAAGAAAGATAGATTCCCAGACATTAAAATAGAGATTAAAGCCGAAGGTTTAGCTAAAAAGATTTTAGGAAAGCCTGCGGCATCAACACCGTCTGTCTACGGTGAAGAACAACCTGAAGGTAAGAACTTGCCTAACGTAAGTATTAAGGGTAAAAACCAAGAGTTACAATCCCTTTTAGAAACATCTAACAAAAAGCCAGTATACACTGGTTTAGTTAAAGAAGCTATACAAGAACTCCGCAAGGACCTACCTAACAGATTTGATGAAGCGATGCCGGGTACGCCGGGTTCTACACCTACAGTAGATAGAAGAATGGCATCTTACAAGGGCAAGGGTGGATCTAATTTAGGATATGAATTTCAATCTGATGATGAGTTAGATGAACCATTAACCAGTAATATATCAGGATATAACTTTGGTGCTGGAGGGGACGAGAGTGCCCCAATAGATCCAAAATCACCAGTAACTGGGGGCTTTGGTAGTTTTACACCGGCGGGTGCATCATCATCTGAAGTTATGGGTGACAGACCAGACTTTGATATGGCTGCGGGTGCTAAACGAGGTAGTCTAGATGTAAACGTAGACCCAACACCATCACCTGAAGATGCAGGCACTAGTGGTCCTGCTCCAACTAAATATGTAGGAAACTTACAGATACCTAATAACATCGCATCACAAGGACAAGATGCTATAGATGAATTTGTTAAAAGATCAACCACAGCGGGTTCAGGTGACGGGCTAGAAAACAATATGGAGAAAGCTCCAGCACCTGCTGGTAATCCTATGAGAGATGTTGCTGCACAAGCAGTAGCACACTTCGTAGCTCCAACAAGTCCAAAGCCTGTGACAAAGATGAACACACAAGAGCTAGTAAAAGAAGCTGTATTTGAAATACGTAAAGATAATGGGGCTGATTACAAATTTGCTGATCTTCTTCTTGACGGTGTAGCTGCAGCTGGATACACAAAGGTGTTACCTAAAGTTTTAAGTAACCTAGATAAAGTAGGTGCGGGTGTAAACTATCTTATAGATGCTGCTGATCCAGAGATAATGGCAGCAAAAAAACCTAAGACAGACAAGCCAAATTGGTTGATGGATAAAATCACGAGAGAAGTGGACATAGTTAGAACAAATCAACCAGCAGGACAACAAGCAGTAACATTTAAAGATAAAAAAAGAGTTGCAGACGCTAAAGGAGCGGCACAGGCTGTAGTAGCAGGGGGGAAAAACGTAAAAGATTTTACTAAAAAAATGTTTGGTGTGGTCGGCGGATTTAATCCTAAAGGCTTAAATCCATTTAAGCTGGGTAAGAAATCAAAATTAGGTATACTTGCAACTGTTATTTATGGTGGACTTAACTATACAGACGACTTAGTTAAAAAAGTAGGAGTTGATAAAAAGACGGTTGATAATGTACAACAAGGTGTTCTCGGCTTTTTAGATTTTATGAATCCTATTAGAGACAGCGGTGGTTTTACAAATAGAGTTACTAACGCATCATTCATTAATTCTGCTAATAAAGTTTTAGAAGCAGTTTACACTGATGATTCGGCTAAGGCGAAAGTTAAAGCAACACCAACTCCAGTAGGAGTACCTCCGGGAGTGAATATGAAAAACATACAGAAAGCCCCTATGGTTGGTGGAGCAGCAGGTCAAATGCCTAAAGCTACTACAATGAATAGACCAGCTAACATGGGTGTGAATATACAACAACCTGTAGTAAGTGGTGCAGGCACCATGAAAAATATTGAAAAAAGAGTAGCTGCTAATAAACCAAAAGCAGTTGGTGCACCAAAGAAAACAAGAGCTACAAAACGAAAAGGTAGATAAATATGGCTGTTAACGGTGAAGAAATAGTACCGGGTATCGGTAAAAAGCAAGCCGCAGTTTTGAACAACGAATCTGCTAGAAGGCTTGAGCATGAAAGGCACTTAGAAGAATTAGGTTTTCCTAAATACGTAGAGCCCGGATACATGCGTCATGCACCTGTAAGCTATGATGACCCAGACAACCCAACTCCATCTAGAATTGTTAATCAAGCAGGTCAAGATTTAGGTGACCAGAACAAAGATGAGTCTGATCACTTTGCGAAGAATACGTACAAGCCTGCAAAGCCTTTAGCTAAAGAGGCGTTTTTAGAATTTATGTCTAAAGAAGAAGACCCTCTACCTAACAGGTCACAAGCAGAGCTACAGAGAACAGAAGACTTAGGTTTAAGTCCAGACGCAACTGCTACTGAAATAGCACAAGCACAAGGACAAAAAGATGTAATGTACCAGCCCGATGTTTTTGACCCTAGTGTGCAAGAAGCTAGCTATTTAGCGGGGTATGATTCATCAACTGGTCAAGCTCTATATGGTGGATTCACAACAGATGCGGAGGGTAACAGAGTTGCTAAAGATCCAATGGTTGTGGACACAGCAAATTTAAAACCAGATGACCCAAGACTTGGAAGCACTTTTGCAAGACCCGGCACGCCTGATATAGATGGAAAGCCTATGGAGGGATCAGGTCCCGGCGGAGCAATTACTTTTAAGGATATAAAACCTAAGACTGAAGATGATGCAGGTGATGGCTTAAGTGACATAAGTAACTCAATACAGAAGTCTATGGAAATCTTTTCTAACTTAGTCATGAAAGATAATGGTCCATTAGATAGAGTGGATTCTGCT